TATATGGTTTTAACATTGTCGTTTAAAACAATATTACCTGTCATTGTTCCTCCTGCTAATGGCAAGAATGAACCACCACTTCCTGTAATAGTTCCTGTAACATTTAAGTCTCCTGTAACTGTTGCCCCTGTAGCTGTAGTTTGTATTTTAGTAACTCCTAAATGAGTTAGTAATACTGAGCCCGAACCTTGTGCCACTATATCAGCATTTAAAGAACCTCCTGCCTTTGTTGTATTTATTGAAACACTATTATTGTCTCCAAAAGAATTAAGTGATAAGCTGTTAGTATTTGAACTTATATAATCATTTGCCCCTGTAGAAGTTATGGTAAAGTTAGAATTTGTTCCATAAATAGACTTTACATTATCATTGTGAATAGTATCGCCTGTCATTGTTCCACCAATCAAAGGTAGAAAAGAACCACCTGCTCCTGTAATCGTTCCTGTAACATTTAAGTCCCCTACAACTGCTACTCCTGCAGAAGTTGTTTGAATTCTTGTAGCCCCTGAATAATTTAATGAAACACTTGCATTATGATTAGCTTCTAAAGCATTTTGCGTTCCTCCAACCCTTATTATAGCTACACTTCCTCCTGCAAATATAGATTGATTTGCTGAAATAGAATTAAAATAAGCTCTATCCGTAGTGCCATCATAATATATTTCCAAATCACTAGATGCACCCATTAAGATTTTACTTGAATCAGTAAACGTAATGTCATCCCCTGCACTTACTACAATATCATTTCCACTTGTTTCATTTCCAAAAGCTAAAATTTCCTGTAAAGTATCAGATAATGCAAATTTATCATCTACATAAGATTTAGTAGCAGCATCTTGTGCAGCACTTGGGTCAGTTAATTGAGATATTCTTCCTGTTACACTAATACCTGTGCTTGTTGTGTATAGTTTTTGTGAACCATAATGTTTTAATGAAACTGTACCTGTTGAGCCACTTATGTCTAGATTAGAAACAGTTGACCCTGCACCATTATCAATAAAAAATTTTATACCACTACCTGCTTCAAGTGCACTTATTAATAAATCCCCTGTAGCATTTCTAATGTGACTATTGCTTGAATCGTGGTATATGCTTAAATCATTAGCATTTCCAAAAATAGCCATAGAATTATCCCTAAAAAATACATCATCTTCAGTAGTTATAATAATACTATTTCCTAAAGTTTCATTTCCAAAAGATAAAACTTCTGCTAAAGTATCTGATGATGCAAATTTACCATCTACATACAGTTTAACTGCTGCACTTGTAGGTAGTGATGTATTATTATCAAAGTTTTCTAAACCATCAGTAGAAGTTACATAACGAGTTATAGTAACACCTGTTCCTGTATCTTTTAATGAACCCCATTCTAAAATATTAGAAACCTTAAAATCTCCTGCTGTGTTTAAATAAAGACCTGATTGATTTCCTGAACCATCAGTTAATTCTTTTAACGTTGCAGATATTGCAGCATTATCAATAGTCTTTAAAAGACCTTCATAAGTCTCCGATATTTTTGTGTTAAATAATGTTGCCATTTCTTGATTTTTTTATTTTATTATTTTTAGATTTCTTTAAAAAGACCTTTAACTTTTTTATATTTTTTTCTTTTGGTTTATAAATCATTGCTTTACGTTATAGTACCCACCCATTAAAAGTAGCTTCATAGCTTGGATAAATATCATCATTCGTATTGCTAGTATATTCAGGATATGTAGTTTGGTTAAAACTCATAAAATCAATAAACCTTCTTGAATACCATTCTGCATTTGTTCTAGCCTTTTCAACTAAGAAATCTATTTCGTTTTTATCTGCACTAATTGAATTTTCTGAAGTATGTTTGAAAACACCACCATTTTTCACCTGATAAGCAGCAAAAGGAAAATAGTTAGACTGTGCATACCAAATTAACATAGGTACAATGTAGTCATCTAAAATTGTTTTCCATCTTGCATTCACAGGTAAGTCAATATCAGGAATTGCAGCACTTAAAGCATTATACATATCTGTTCCTATAATCTGTTGAACATCAATTTCTTGTGCTATCTTGATAAATTGTATAAACTTGTCTGTGTCAACGTTTCCATCGATAATAGAATTACGAACTAAATCTGTTCTGTTTATGAATAATTGTGTTGCCATTTATCTTCTTTTATTAGTTGGTAAAAATCCTTCGTTTGGCATATCAATAGGTCTTTTTGCTACCAATTCACTATTCTTTTCAGGTTTAAAACCTGCCTTTCTAGCTTGGTTTACACTAACAGTTGGTGCTAGTGGACTATTTATATCAATACTTCCTTTTCCTTTTTTCATATAAGTCTTTCTCATCCAAAAATGATGGCACGCACCTCCACCTTTGTAAAACCAAATTGAATAGGTATCTGCACCTCGTGGTCCCCATCCTGCATTTACAGCTTGCTTACTCATCATTTCAATATCTTCTTTTCTGTATATCTTTTTAGCTGTTACCATTTTCTGACAAAAATCTCTAGTTACATTTTTACCATCTGTAAAAGTATCTTTTAAAGGTGCATATTGATAACGAACTTTAAACTGTGTTCCATCAACATTTTCATCTTGTTTAGATTTAGCATTTGGTCTAGCAGTTCCTGTAGATACAAAATTCCATATCTTAGAAAGTAAACTTTTATCTTTAGTATTTAAATGGTCTATTTGATAATCTAAAGCATCTTCATCTTCATAATCAACTTTTCGCTCATCTATTAATTCCCATTCAGTTAAATCTTCATCTTCACCAAATGATTCTAAAGATATTTCTTCTAGCTTAATACAATTAGGAACTTTTTTACCATCTTTTTCTTTCATTCCCCTTTGCTCATAACCATCCCAACAAGGTGCTTTCAGTTCTTCGTGGCTTACACAAGGCATAAAATAAGTAACTCCTTCAACTTCGTGTTCGTGTGAACCACCACAACCCATTTCCTTAGCTACCTTTTCTGCTTCTTCTTTAGTATCAAATGCTTCTTTTCCATCTATCATTTTAAGATTAAACTTTTGCATTTCAACACCTGTTTCTTCTTCAATAGTTTCTTTATCTTGTATTGAACTATCTACTTCAGTAAATTCTAAAGGCTGTAAGGTCGTAAAGTATAGGTTTAAGCTAATTTCATTGTATCCTAGTAATATATCAAAGGAATCTATTAAAAGTTCCTGAAATGGTCTTATAACTGTGTTATCCATTAATAACGATGCAGTTTTTATTTCATCTGAATTACTTGAAAATCCTGAACTTGTTCTAATACCTAGTAAAAAAGGCGATACAACTCTATGTGCTACCTGTATTTTAGACTGTGATTCCTCTGAAAGGAATTGATATTGGTTATGTGCATCACTTAATTGTACAGGAGTTATTTCTGCTTGGCTTTCTTTATTGTCGTTAAAAGCTAAAATGAATTTACCTGCATTAGAAGTACCTGAAAACTTCTGTGCTATTTTTTGTTCTATTAATTGTCTTTCCTGTTGGTTAGGAGTTCCATTGTTAAAGTTGATTAACATACTAGGTGCTAGACCATTAAGTATGTTATTCAAGTGATAGTTAGAAACTTCTTCTTCAAGTTCAGCATATTGTAAACCACCTTGGTAATCCACAGGAGAATAGTAATAAAACCCTGATTTATAAGGCTTTATATAAAATATCTCAATATTTTCTTTAGACATTCCATAAGCAGGAATTCTTAAAGGGTTATCAGTTCTTTTTATATTTGCCCAATCTTTATAATAATAATAAGCAGGTATATCCCCCTTGTCATCACATTTTTCTGCTCGTAAAGTTTCAACAGGCATATGTTCTAACTGTGCAATGGTTTTTCTATCCTTAGAATAAATTACCTGAACAGCACATTGCCCCATTAATTTTAAATCATAGCATAATTTTCTAACTACATCTTTTTTAAACAAAGAAACCATTTGAGCATATTCATTTGGCTTAGCACTTGAATTAGTAGCGTTTAAACCTTTTCCATAAATAGCTTGGCTAATACCATTGATAGCAGCATTATTTGTAGGACTTCCATTGTACCTATCGATTAGGTATTGAAAGTAGTTATTGTCAGCACCATATTCAATCCAATCAGCACCATTTACTTCCTTAACTTCAGGGCTTGTGTAAGTACTTAAATTTACAAATCCAAATTCAGAAACCTTAGATTCTTTTTTGAATTGCCCTTTATTATTTCTTAGTCTTGTTTTCATCTTACTATATAAGTATTATCATAACCATTGTAAGTCGTATATTGACCTTCGTTTATTTGGTAATGGTCATTTTTATTTAATTGGTCAATGTCTTGGTCAGTACAAAATATTCTATCTTGGTAGATATCTTCTATGTCTTCCCTATCCACGTTCCAAATCTGCACATACAATTCCCATAAATTGTAATTTGTATTCCAAAAATTAGGGTCTTGGTATAATCTTAAATCATAAAAATGATTCTCAACTAATATGGGGTTAAATATATTACTAAAATTTAAATAATTCCCTGATGTTGTAGCATTAGTAATACTGTAGTATTTTACAACGTTAGTACTATCATCCCTGACAGATAACGTAAAATTATCAGAATACTGTCTAGGTATTACGGATAGCTGTTGTGCAGATGCAGATGTTGTTAGTATAATCATTACATATATAACGAAAAAAAATAAGTAATTTGTAAAATGAATAAGACAAAAAAAAAGCACCCTGTTAAGGATGCTTCATTTTCTAACTAAATAATTTTATGCAGTTGGGTCAATCTGTGTTACATCTGCTGTAACTGCTGCATCTAAGAAATAAGGTGCAGTTTCTTCCATTCCTTCAAATGTTAAAGTGAATCCTGAAAGGTCACCTGCTGCTGCTCCTGTCACTACAGTCCCCCCTGTGCATTCCATTCCGTTTTCAAATCCACAAAGGAAGTTATTCCCATAGTAATCTTCTACGACAATATAGGGTCTAGCTACTGCTAAAGTTTGTAATTCAGATTGCGTTTTAGCATCTAAATATGTTAAAGTTAAGTTTAAAGTTTGAGTATAAAATGTAGTTCCATTTTCTCTAGATGAGGTTACGCTCGTTTCTAGACTAGAATTACCTTTTACATCATATTCAAACCAACTTGGTGCAGGAGAACCATTTGTAATAGTCGCTTCCTTAGTTGTACTATCTACTGCTATAGAAGCTATTGTTCCATAGTCTGCAAATAATACTTTCTTGATGCCCCCAAAGGCACTTTTACAAGGTAATTTTCTCCCTGTCGTTAATATACAAGCCATTGTTTTTTATGATTTTAAAAAAAAAGGGTAAGTAGAATCCTACCTACCCTGATTTATGATTATTAATTAATTCTAAGCGTATTCAACGATGTCAGAAGCAATTCCAAACTGAACTGCAGAAGTAAATCTCATTACCATTCTTACATTGTTTGAAGCATCTAAATCACTCATATCTAAAACCTTAACTTCTTGTGTAGAATTTAACAATCCTGTTCCAAAGTATAAGTTTGAACGTTGTGCAGCATACATTTTGTTAGCTGAAAGTCCTGGTGATACAAATATCTTAACACCATTTACAGTTAAAGAACCATTGTTCCACCATTGAGTTCCCATATTAGAAACACCATTTGCTCCTAATCCGTTAGCTGCAAATCCTCCTAATGCCTGAACATAGAATTTAGCTGCTGCAGAACCTACATAAATGAATAAATCTTCTTTACCATATAATTGAGCAGGAATTGCATCAACCATTTTAGATAATTCTTGGATAATATTTGCTGCATTTAATCCACCTGCTATTGCTGCTACTTGCTGACCTGCAGGAATATCCCCTGCTGCTGCTGAAGCTGCAATTAGTTTTTCAAATCCATCAAATGAATTATTTGTTCCTGCTGCAGTATCTCCTTGCCAAATACAGAATTCTGTGTTTTGTGCTACTTCTGATGCAACGTGTGCAATTAAGAAGTCAGAGAATTTTGGAGGTAAAGTTTGACCTAAACCATATCCCATAGATTGAGATTCCCAATCGTTTACGAAGTCATACTTACATAATTGTAGGTTTACTTGTAATTCAACAGGTTGGATAATTCTTTCAGTTAATGTTACTGAACTGTTTGGTGTAAAGTCACAAGATGCAGGGCTTACTAAAGCACCTGTAGCTAATTTCTTAATCACTTCTTTAAAAGCAATGTTTGCCTTTACTGTTAATCCTCCATCATCAATAGTAGATGCTGAAAGCAAAGCAGCTGCGATATACTCACCTGCGAACTCACCTGCATAGGTAGTCGTTATGTTTACAGCAGTCGCTAATTGTACGTTTTTTAGATTACTCATTTTTTTATTTATTTAATTTATTTAATACTCTGTCTAAAGTTGTATTGAATCTTCCTTTTGCAAATTCAAATTTTGTTTTTTGAGGTGTTTCTCCTTCAGGATTGTGTTTAATTGGCTTAGAAGCAGGTTCTGATAATTCTGTTTTTACTTCTTCAGAAAGTTCTTTAGAAAGTTCTTCAGAAAATTCTTCTTTAATGGTTCTAGATTTTGGTTGTCTTGAAACTTCTTGTTCCATTTCAACTTCTTCATCTTCTTCCATTTTACTTTCCTTATCACCTTTTAAATCAGCAATAGCATCTTCAAGGTTTTGGATTCTTTTTTCCATTCCTTCCCAATCTGCAACATCAGCCATTTCTTTTTCTTCTTCTTCTAAGTCAGAAGTAATTTCTTCACCTTCTTCAGTTTCCTTAGCAGGTACTTCATCAGATACTTCTCTAACATCTGCTATTGAACCTTCTTCTTCAACAACTACTAATCTACCATCTTCTAGTAAATATTCTCCGACAGGCATTGCTACCTTTTCATCATCAGTTACTATGAAAATTTCTTTTCCTTTTTCAAATGAGTCTGCACTTACTACAGTTCCATTTTCTAACTTCATTTCTTCAAGTTTTACCTCGATATTAAGAAGTGTTTTAATTTGATTTAACATTTCGGTTGATTTCATATTATTTATATAACGATTATTAATTTACTTTTTGCATTTTCAATCTGTTCTTGTTATCACACCTATGCCTTGAGCCTGTATAGAACCATCACAGCATTCAATAGAATACTTATTAGTGTCCCAACATAAACAAGCCCTAGAACCCCCTGTAGGACTTGTTCTAGATGGTATAAAAGTTTTTTTATTACTTGTGTCTCTGCCCATTATTTAGAAGTTAAAATTTCTTTTATTTTTAGTAACGTCTTTTTATCAATTTCACTTGACATATCTTCTTTAACCTTTTCTTTAGGTGATTCCATTTTGTCTGCAAAGTAACCCTCAATAGAAAAACCCTTAACTTTATTTGTTTTAACATA